GAACCAAGCTGGTGGTAGAAGAACAAATACACAAAGTGTAAGCCTATATAACTTATATAAAAATAGAAGTTATGAATGTAGGATTGAAGCCATGGGTAATGTAATGATACAACCCACAATGTATTTCAATCTAAGATATGTTCCAATGTTTAGAGGACCATACATGATTCAATCTGTAGAACATACAATTGATTCAGGTCAGTTCAGAACATTTTTTACAGGTGTTAGAATGCCGGTATACTCATTACCTTTAATAGAACAACAATTGATTTCAATTAACCAAACTTTATTAGGTGAACTTGTACAGAGTGTTAGAAGACAAAAAGAAACTGCTAGTACTGGACCACAACAAGCGGTGAACACAATAGCGATTGGTAATTCAATACAGACAAAGGCTAGTTATAAACCATCATTCCCATCTGAATGTTTAGTTGATATCCAAAATGCTAATGTAAAGTATCGTAAATTTACAGGTATTGAAAATACACAACAAACATTAACTTTTAGTGACTTAGCAAGTGTAATTGCTGCATCAACAACAATACCTGAATTAAGAGCTATGATTTTCTATACTGCGTATTTAAATGGACATGACGATAATAAAGTCTATACATTTAATAATGATTTAGGAGGAACACCTTTAGGTGGAAATCCATTCCCACAGATATCTTATGGTGGTAGAGAAAAATATTTTACAAAAGAATACGCTTGTAAAACAAATCAAAGTGGTTATGTACAACCATTTGCGGTTTTTGCAAATTATGACAATTCCGTTGATTTTATGAGGGACTATTATGTTGAACAACAAAGTTCTGGAAAAGGTATAATATATTCAGACCCATTATACCAATGGAGTAGTAAAGAAAATTATGCCGCAAGTATGGCGTCAGTATACATAAGATGGTGGCCACAAAATAGAACTGAAGAACAGGTCGATAAATGGATAAAATCAAATCAAAATTCAACGGCAAAATTAGTAGAAGAAGCTGCTAAAGTTGTTGAATTGTGTGTTCAGTATAAACTTATATCTTTTTGAGATATTTATTAGAAAATAATATTATGGATATTAAACAACATTTGGACAATTATCTTGGTAAAAACTCAAGATACACCGAAAAAAATACTGGTAATGGTTACACTGAAGTTTGTGATTTAAGTACTGGTGATTGTTACACTGTCAGAGACAGAGATGGTTTGATTGAACGTGTTGATAACACGATGAAGACTAATAGAAGAGTACAAGTTGAAACGCCACACGGAGTTAAACAATTATTAAATGGATAATAAGATGAGTATTGATAAAAAGATTATCGAAGAAGTTAAAAGACACCACAATATAAATAATTATATTATGGAACAAGACGCGGCACCCGCGGCAGACCCATTAGCGGCAGACCCATTAGCGGCAGACCCGACTGCGGAACCGGCACCTTCCACACCACCGGCAGGAGACCCTACTTTAGCGGCGGCAACACCTGCAGAACCTGAAGTAATTGATACTGATGAGGACGAAGACGTTGAAAAAATAGGTCCTGATGGTAGCTCTGAAGAAAATAAAGAAGAAGAAGGTGTTGAAGAACTAGATATTACTGACTTAGTAAATTCACAAAAAAATATTGAATCTAAACAAGAGGAATATTTTGATATGATGTTCAAACAAATTGAGAATCTTCAAAATAAATTAAACGATATGGATTCTGTTTTTGAAAAGTTAAATTCAATGGAGGAAAAAATTGAAAAATATAGACCAAAAACACCACAAGAAAAATTGGAATTGAGAACTTTAGATAGCGGACCATTCCACCAAAAATTATCGGATTTTTTCCAAGACAAACAAGAAGATATGGAAAAAACAGGTAAGAATGAATATGTACTTACTTCTGATGAGGTTCAACAAATTGTACCTTCAGATATTCAAAAATCATTTGACAATTACGGAGCACAACCAACTCAAACATCGTTTAGGATGAGTTGATATTTGAGTTTTTTTTACTATATTATAAGGGTCACGTTGTTGACCCTTTTTTATTTAAAGTTGGCGAATAATTTGACGAATACAATAAACTTATGTATAATTTCTACAAACAATTAAATTTTTAAAAACATGATGAGCTCACTTGACGCAGTACTAGCACAGTACGAAAAAAACACACAATCCTTCGGAGACAGTAACAAAATGTCACAAGAAGAAAGAATGAAGAAATACTTCGCATGTATTCTTCCACAAGGACAATCACAAGGACAACGCAGAGTGCGTATCCTCCCAACAAAAGATGGTTCTTCACCATTCAAAGAAGTATGGTACCACGAATTACAAGTAGGTGGTAAATGGCAAAAATTTTATGACCCAGGCAAAAATGATAACGAGCGTTCACCATTGAACGAAGTTTATGAAGAACTTATGGCAACTGGTAAAGAGTCTGACAAAGAATTGGCCAAACAATATAAATCTCGTAAATTTTACATCGTAAAGGTTGTTGACCGTGACGCAGAAGAGGAAGGTGTTAAGTTTTGGAGATTCAAACACAACTATAAAAATGAGGGTATCCTTGACAAAATTATCCCAATTTGGAGACAAAAAGGTGATATCACGGACGCAGAGAAAGGTCGTGACTTGATAGTTCAATTGGTTAAATCAAAAACACCTGGAGGTAAAGATTATACCACAATCCAAACTATCATGCACGATGACCCATCATCACTTCATGAAACATCTGAAGTTATGAAAGAGTGGTTGGCGAATGAGTTGACTTGGAATGATGTTTACTCAAAAAAACCAATTGAATATTTGGAGGCTATTGCTCGTGGTGAAGAACCACGTTGGGATGGTGAAACAGGTAAGTATGTATATGGTGACGAAGCAATTATGAGTATGGGTGGTGGTAGTAAATCATCAGCATCTATTGCTGACCCACAGGTTAATGCTGAACCTGACGAAGACCTACCATTCTAATCTAATAGGGCATGGACACTTAAATTGATATAGTGTCCATGCTTTTTATTTTTAATAAAAAAACAACATATATATAGACAATGAAAATTAGAAGTTTAATGTACGAATCTCTTATCAAGAAGTATGAGAGTGAGATTGCTGAGTCAGAAGCGACTTTGATGGTGTACATGGAAAATCCTGTTGGTATTGGAGAACATCCCCAACATATGGAAGAAATGGATAAGTTTGTTGAGAAATTGGCGAACGCAAAAGACAAATTGGAAACACTAAAAGAATTCTACAAGTACAATTATGGCAATTAAAAAAAGTAATGACTTCGGGTCGGTAAAGAAAAAGTTTTCTTCTTCTGCAAAATATAAACCACAAAGGTTTTTTGATTTGGGTAAAGACTTTTTAGATGCTGTAGGACTTCCTGGTCCTGCAATTGGGCATCTTAATATGTTCTTGGGTCACTCTGACACAGGAAAAACAACTGCTGCCGTAAAAACTGCTGTGGCGGCACAAAAAATGGGTATTTTACCAGTCTTTATTATTACAGAACAAAAGTGGAGTTTTGAACACGCTAACCTTATGGGATTTGAGTGTGCTGAGGTAGTAGATGAAGAAACTGGTGAGATGGATTGGGATGGATTTTTTATCTTCAATAACAATTTTAGTTATATTGAACAAATCACGGATTATATCAACGAACTATTAGACGCTCAAGAAAAAGGTGAACTTGATTATAGTTTGTGTTTTATTTGGGATTCTGTTGGTTCAGTACCTTGTAAAATGACTTACGAAGGTAAAGGTGGTAAACAACACAACGCTGCGGTACTTGCCGATAAAATTGGTATGGGTATCAACCAACGTATTTCAGGTTCAAGAAGAGCCGATTCAAAATATGAAAACAGTCTTGTAATTATTAACCAACCATGGGTTGAACTACCTGATAATCCATTTGGACAACCAAAAATTAAAGCGAAAGGTGGTGAAGCAATTTGGTTAAACTCATCTTTGGTGTTTTTATTTGGTAATCAGAAAGGTGCTGGAACTAACAAAATTTCTGCAACAAAAGACAAACGTACTGTTAAATTTGCTATTAGAACAAAAGTATCTGTACTTAAAAACCACATCAATGGTTTAGGTTATGAAGATGGTAAAATCATTGTAACACCTCATGGATTTTTGGCTGGTAAAGATGCTAGTGAAGAAAAAACTTCTATCGAGTCTTACAAAAAAGAGTACGCTGAGTATTGGAAAGAAATCATCGGTGTTGATGGTGATTTTGATTTGAAAGAAGAAGTTGAACCGGCATAATAAAATATTGTGAAGACACTCTTAATAGATGGAGATAATTTATTCAAAATCGGGTTTCACGGAGTTAGAGACCTATTTGTTGAAGGTGAACACATTGGGGGTGTCTTCCACTTTATCAATGCCATGCGTAAACAAGTGGATGAGCACAACTACGACAAAGTCATTGTATTTTGGGACGGAGAGCAAAACTCATCAGAAAGACGTAAAATATATCCTGAATACAAATTAAATAGAAGGAATGATATGAACGAATATAAATTTGATTCATATCTCCAACAAAAAGATAGAGTTAAACAATACATTGAAGAATGTTTTGTTAGACAAGTTAGGATTGAAAATTGTGAAGCAGATGATTTAATTGGTTATTATTGTTTGATAGCAAATGACGAAGAAAAAGTTATTTTTTCAGCGGACAAAGATTATACACAACTAATTGATAAAAACACCTCAATATATTCACCAATAGCAAAAAAATATTATAGACTTGGTGATAAGATTAAATTTCAAGATTTTGAATTTCCCCATTATAATGTTAAAACACTGAAGATAATGACTGGTGATAAATCAGACAATATCTATGGTATTCATATGCTTGGTGAAAAAACTCTTATCAAATTTTTTCCTGAGATGCTTGATTCTGAGGTAAGTTATTCTGATATTTTAACAAAGACTAAGGAATTACTTAAAGAAGAAAACAACAAAACTCTTAATAATATTATCAGTGGAAAAACAAAACAAGGTGAATTCGGAGAAGAATTTTATGAAAAAAATCAAAAACTTGTCGACCTTAAAGCTCCGATTATTTCTGATGAAGGTAAGTCAATTGTTAGACAATATTATTCCGATACGATAGACCCTGAGGGCAGAGGGTACAAAAATTTAATACGTATGATGACTCAAGATGGGTTTTTTAAATACCTTGGAAAAAGTGATAGTGCGTTTTTAGATTTTGTCCGACCATTTATGAAGTTAACAAGAAAAGAAAAAAGACAATACAAAAATCAAAACAATTAAAAAACAAAAATATGAAAGAAGTAGATGTAATTAAAATGGAGTTTCTAATCACTCTAAACAACAACATCGTTATCCAACGATACTTTAATGTACGTGGATACAATTCAACCGCAAGGGCATCTTTAGAGTTATACGAATACTTTAAAGAACTAGTTGATAGATTTGAATATGAACAAAAAATGCGTAGTGTGGTTTACATGATGGACAATCAATTCGAGATTACTGAAGACCCATCCTTATTAGAAACATCCAATACAGATGGACCTGAAGTATTTAATTTCTATATTAAAGTTGGTGAACAGACAATTTGTCATAGAGTTCTTGATGCCAAAATTTTCCCACCAAAAATAAGATACACCGTAGACATACGCCAGCAAGTAAAAACTGTTCTTAAGGACTTGACTGACATTTTTTCAGGTGAAAAATTTAATACAAAATACATGAACTATAACCTCGCTTGAGGTATTTATTTCTACACTTAAAAGGGAAAAATAAACATTATGTCAAATAAGAATTTCGAATATCTAGGTAACACATTTCAAATACAACTTCTAAATCAAATTATCGTAGATAAGGACTTCTCACATTCTATTATTGATGTAATTGAACCTTCTCATTTTGAAAACAAATATTTTAAAACATTATTACAACTTATAAAGGAGTACTACATAAAATATGATTGTACTCCTTCATTTGAGACATTATCTCAAATGGTTAAGAGTGAATTTCCACAAGAGTTGATGTTGAAAATCTTGAATGATACTATTAAACAAATTCAAGATGCTCCAACTGAAGGTGCCTCTTTTGTTCAAGAAAAATCGTTAAAATTCTGTAAACAACAAGAACTACAAAAAGCCATTACCAAATCTCAAAAGATATTGGATAGTGGTGAATTTGAGAACTACGATAAACTTGAAGAATTAGTAAGAGCTGCACTCCAAGTTGGGGAGAATGGTAACAAAATTGAAGACGTATTCAACAACCTTGATGACGTTTTAAATGAAGATTTCCGTCATCCAATACCAATGGGTATTGTAGGTATTGATAAGTTGTTAAAAGGTGGTTTGGCTAAAGGTGAGTTAGGAGTTATATTGGCACCAACAGGTGTTGGTAAAACAACGATTCTATCTAAAATTGCTAATAGTGCGTTTAATAATGGATACAATGTTTTACAACTTTTCTTTGAAGACAACCCTAAGGTAATTCAAAGAAAACATTTTACAATGTGGACAGGAATCGCTCCTGATGAATTACCAAATCATCGTGAGGAAGTATTGGAAAAAGCAAGACAGGTAAAAGAAGAAATGACGAATAAATTGTTTCTTAAAAAATTACCTTCAGACCAATATACCATGACACAAATTAAAAACATGATTCGTAAAATGATTGCTGATGGACATAATATTGATATGATTGTGTTAGATTATATTGATTGTATTGTTCCTGATAGGAATTTGGGTGATGAATGGAAAAGTGAAGGTTCAGTAATGCGTGGGTATGAAGCGTTGTGCCATGAATTGGGGGTTGTAGGATGGACTGCAACACAGGGAAACAGAAGCTCTATATCTTCTGAGGTTGTTACTACCGACCAAATGGGTGGTTCTATTAAAAAAGCACAAGTAGGTCATGTTATCATTTCTGTGGCAAAAACATTACAACAAAAAGAAATGAATTTAGCAACCATAGCAATTACCAAGTCTCGTGTTGGTAAAGATGGGGTTATTTTTGAAAACTGTAAGTTCAACAATGAATTGTTGGATATTGATACTGAAAGTTCTGTAACATTCTTAGGTTTTGAAGAGAAAAAAGAAGAACAGAAACGTGATAGAATCAAAGAACTTATGGAAAAAAGAAAAGAACGAGAACAAACACAACTTTAATAAAATTTAAAAAAATATAATATGGATAACTTAGTTGATATGGTATCGAAAGAGCAACGATATGTAATTAAAAGAAGTGGCGATAAAGTTACTTTTGAATCTGATAAAATCAAAAATGCTGTTTTGAACGCTATGGGTAGTGTTGGTAAAATAGATGTTGAAATGGCTGAAAAAATTGCTAGATTGGTTAAGAAGAGTATCTTTAGGGAAGATAAAGAAAGAATTCCACATGTTGATGAAATTCATGACATGGTTGAAAATAAACTTATGGATAACGGTTTAAATGATGTTGCTAAAGAATATATCATTTATCGTTTAAAACATCGACCAAATATCTTTGGTAAGAGAACAAATCTAAAACCATATGAATATCCAGAATTAAACGAGTATGTTGACGCTATTAGACATTCATATTGGGTTCACACAGAATTTAACTTTACATCAGATATTCAAGATTTTAAAGTTCATTTAACTGAAGAAGAACAAACAGCTGTTCAAAGAGCAATGTTGGCAATTTCACAGATTGAAATCGCTGTTAAAACATTTTGGGGTGACATTTATAAAAAATTACCCAAACCTGAAATTGGAAACGTAGGTGCTACGTTTGCAGAATCGGAGGTTAGACATGCTGATGCTTATTCACATTTAATACAATTATTAGGTCTTAACAAAGAGTTTGAAAGTATTCTTGAAGTTCCGGCAATCCGTAGAAGAATTAAGTACTTGGAGAAAACCATCTCCAATTCAAAGTCGGTAGAAAACCAAGATTATTTTGAATCTGTTGTATTATTTTCTATGTTTGTAGAAAACGTATCTCTGTTCTCACAATTTTTGGTCATTATGTCATTTAACAAACATAAAAATGTTTTAAAAGGTATTAGTAACGCTGTTGAAGCAACATCTAAAGAAGAAAATATTCATGCAGGTTTTGGATTTGATTTGGTAAACATAATCAAAAAAGAAAATCCTTCTTGGTGGACAGAAGAGTTGGTTGAGGATTTAATCCAAGCAACTAAAGATGCTTATGACGCTGAAACAGAAATTGTTGATTGGATTTTTGAAAAAGGTGACTTGACTTTCTTGTCAAAAGAACAAACTTTAGAGTTCATTAAACATAGATTTAACACGTCTTTGAATTCGATAGGTATAGATAATATTTTTGAAATAAACCAACCTCTTTTGGAAACAACTGAATGGTTTGATGATGAAATTTTAACTACAAAACATACTGATTTTTTTAATAAAAGAAGTATTAACTACAGTAAGAAGTCGAAGTCAATTACGATGAACGATTTATTTTAATAAAAATTATAACAAAAACATGGAAAATAGAGAACCTTTTGATTGGATTAACGAAGAGTCAATTACATTTCTTCGCAGAGGATATTTGAGTGAGGGTGAAGAACCTTTAGAAAGAATTAAAACAATTGCAGAACACGCAGAAAAACTTTTAGGAATTAACGGATTTGCAGAAAAGTTTTATGATTATATGGGTAAAGGATGGTATTCATTATCATCACCTGTTTGGGCTAATTTTGGAAAAAAAAGAGGATTACCTGTAAGTTGTTTTGGTTCAAATATTGGAGACAACATTGAATCTATTTTATATACGCAAGCTGAAGTTGGTGAGATGAGTAAAATGGGTGGAGGTACATCTGGTTATTTTGGTAACATTCGAGGAAGAGGTGCTAAGATTACTGATAACGGACACGCACCTGGTTCGGTACACTTTATGAATTTATTTCAAAGTGTTGTT